TTCAAGAGCGAAAAACAGAGGAGATACCTGTGGGCGACAAACCCGAAGTTAGCAGAGAAGTGGACAAAGAAGTACGGGTCAGCGATACAAATGATAAAGAAGAATCTCCGATTGAAGTAATTGAAGAGGTAGTAGAAGAAGTTAAACCAGTTGAACAAAAAAAACCAGATACTCCGATAATTAAAATGCCTGAATTACCAGAAAATGTAGAAAAACTGGTAACATTTATGAATGAAACAGGCGGAACAGTTGAAGATTATGTAGAACTTAATAGAGACTACAGCAAACTTAATGATGATCAAGTATTAAAAGAGTATTTAAGAAAAACAAAACCTCATTTAGATTCAGAAGATATTAATCTTATTATGGAAGATTATGAATATGATGAAGAAATGGATGAGAAAAAAGATATAAGAAGAAAAAAGTTAGCTTATAAAGAAGCTGTTGCTAATGCCAAAAAAGATTTAGAAAATAAAAAGTCTAAGTATTATGCTGAAATAAAGCAAAGACCTGGCGTTACACAAGAGCAACAAAAAGCTATGGACTTTTTTAATCGTTACAATAAACAGCAAGAAAATATAAAGCAGTCTCAGGAAACTTTTAAACAAAGAACTAATGATTTATTTAATAGTGATTTCAAAGGTTTTGATTACACAGTAGGAGATAAAAAATTTAGATATAAAATAAAAGATCCTAAGACAGTAGCTAACACGCAGTCTAATATAGAAAACTTTGTAAGTCGATTTTTAGACAAAGAAGGAAATATTGGAGATCCTGCGGGTTATCATAAAGCTTTATATGCTGCGATGAATGCTGATAAACTAGCGTCTCATTTTTATGAGCAAGGTAAAGCTGACGGTGTCAAAGACATGGTTCAGCAATCTAAAAATCCATCTGCGGATGCGCCAAGGCAAGTTGCCAGCGGGGATGTTTACGTGAGTGGATTTAAAGTAAAAGCCATTAGTGGAGCAGATTCGTCAAAACTAAAAATCAAAAAGAGAACATTTAATAATTAAAATTTAAAATTATGGCTTTAAATCCCCAGTTTGGCTCGATTATACCTAGTCAAACTCAAGAAGTCTTACAAACTAACTATTTACAGTGGACTGATCCTGCTGCAGCTGATTTTACATCATTTGCTCAACAGTATTTACCAGAGATTTATGAAGCTGAAGTTGAAAGATATGGTAACAGAACTTTATCTGGATTCTTAAGAATGGTTGGAGCGGAGCTTCCAATGACAAGTGACCAAGTAATCTGGTCTGAACAAAATAGATTACATATTGCATATGACGGCTGTACGTTTGTAAGCGCTACAGGTGTTATTACACTTAACCCAGGTGCTGACCCACTAATCAACAATGTTATTTCTGTAAACTCTACAGTAGTAGTATTAGATGATTTTGGTAACGAAGCAAAATGTTTTGTTAGTGCTAGTGTTCCTGGTGTTGCCGGTACAATTACTGTACAACCTTATACAGCTGCTAGTTTAGCTGCCGCTGGTTTAGTAGGTAATGTAAAAGTATTCGTATACGGTTCTGAGTATAGAAAAGGATCAACTACACCTAACTTTGATCCAGGTGTACCTGGAGACACTGGTTATATTAGTGTTGACCCTGCGTTTACTCAATTCTCTAACCTACCTGTAATTATCAGAAACAAATACGTAGTAAATGGTTCTGACACTGCACAGATTGGTTGGGTTGAAGTTTCAACTGAAGACGGAACTGGCGGGTACTTATGGTATCTAAAAGCTGAGTCTGAAACTAGACTAAGATTTGAGGACTACTTAGAAATGATGTGTGTTGAAGGTGAATTAAACACTGGAGGTGCTGTAACTGCAACTTTAAAAGGAACACAAGGTTTATTTGCTGCTATCGAAGATAGAGGTAATGTACAGGTTGGTTTCTCTGCTGCTACAGGTATCAGTGATTTTGATGACATCCTTAGAAACTTAGACACTCAAGGTGCAATTGAAGAGAACATGTTATTCTTAGACAGACAAACTGCTCTTGATTTTGATGATATGCTTGCTGCTATTTCATCTGGATCATCAGGTGGTACTGCTTATGGATTATTTGAAAACTCTGAAGAAATGGCGTTAAACTTAGGTTTTAGTGGTTTCAGAAGAGGTTCTTATGACTTCTATAAAACAGATTGGAAATACTTAAACGATGCTTCTACAAGAGGTGCGATGGTAGGACCAAACTCAATTGAAGGAGTTTTAATTCCAGCTGGTACTACAACTGTTTATGACCAAATTTTAGGAACTAACATCAGAAGACCTTTCTTACACGTAAGATATAGAGCTTCACAAACTGATGATAGAAGAATGAAGTCTTGGTTAACAGGTTCTGTTGGTGGTGCATTTACTAGTGATCTTGATGCGATGGAAGTAAACTTCCTTTCAGAAAGATGTTTAGTAACTCAAGCTGCTAACAACTTTGTATTATTCAAAGGAGTGTAACTATTCATAAAGGTTAGGGCGCTTCGGCGCCCATATACCTTTTAACTATTTAATTATATTATATTATGGCAAAAAAGAAACAAAAAGAAGAGGTAGTTGTAGAAGAAGTCGCTGTCGCGCCTAAACCTACATCTATAACACCAGTTAAAAAAGATGACTGGGAAGTAAAAGATAGAACTTATATACTAACACAAGGTAAAGAACCTTTAACATTTACTATACCTTCTAAGCATACAAGAAGACATCCACTACTTTGGTTTGATCCTAGAACTCAAACTCAAAGAGAGATTAGATATGCTACAAATATGACAAGTCCGTTTGTAGATGAGCAAAAAGGTGAAGTAACATTAGGACATATAACTTTTAGAGATGGTACATTAACTGTGCCAAAAGAAAAAATTGCTTTGCAAAAAATATTATCTTTATATCACCCAATGAAAGATAGAAGATATAAAGAGCATATTCCACAACAAATAGCTGACGATGAAATAGAAAATATTGAGTGGGAAATTGAAGCATTAAATGCTGCTAGAAACATGGATATAGATATAGCAGAAGCAATTGTAAGAGTTGAGTATGGTTCAAAAGTAAATAAAATGTCTTCTAAAGAATTAAGAAGAGATTTATTATTATTGGCTAAACAAAACCCTAAATTGTTTTTATCACTTGCTGCAGATGAAAATGTACAACTAAGAAATTTTGCTATCAATGCAGTTGAAGCAAATATTATTAGAGTATCTCCAGATAAT